GTCCCTCTTGATGTTTATTCTGAGAAGCCCATCGTCGATTAGAACCTCTAAGCCTGCAGCGCCTTCAGTCAAACCAAGTTCCTTGAGCTTGTATACAGCATACCCCATTAAGTCTATGTGAGCAGCAGTGTTCAATCTACCATGGAATCCTTCGAGATCATTACCCACCATCTTGAAAGTATCAGACAACCCGAACTTATCAAACAACAGTGTGGTGTCATTGAAGATTCTTATTGTCGCATCAAACTCAGGTGTCGCGAAACAAGTTGACCAGGATTTCATTGCTCTTTCTTTGAATCTAGTGGATTGCATAGGAGAAAAACCTTCGAGGTCGAAGGACATCATATACGTCTCATACCCGATAACAAACTCTGGAGTTGCAGCTAAGATCGACATCCTACTGTCAAGATCCATTGTGCTTTTCCCTTGGCTGGATCCGGGCTGCCTGGTTACGTATGTCGCAACATTTGCTTCTGCTTCAGATAGCAATCTACGGACCTCATCTGTTGCCATTGAAAACGGTCTAGAACCGGGCTTCTTTGCTTCTGGCTTCAAGGCAAGCAATATATACTGCTTGTAGTTTTCAAACAATTCACCTGATACGGCAAGTTTGCTGACCTCTTCCTGATTGAGAAAGTTCTTGTCGAACAGGTATTTTAGGACTTGATTCTTCTCGATCTTCGAATACTCGGAAGGATCCTTCGTATCTGCGTCTGACATCTTGATAGTGGGTGCAATCACTTTATCTTTGATCAGCTCTATTTCACATCCCGCATAGTGTCTATAGTTGAAAGAACCTTTCATGTCTATGAAGGCCATGTCACCTGGAGTTATAGTGTTCGCATTGACATTTGGGTACGCTAAAAGGTGAGTTGGTATCAACGTGGCGTTGGTGGTTATTAGTTTACCAGGTAAGAAACCATGCACCTCGAGGAATGTTAACGCCCTGTTTCGCATACTGTACAATCCAAATTCAGCATCAGACAAAGTAGCAGTTTTCCCACCCTTAACGCTAAGTTTAACATACTCGCTTGCAACGTGCGCTTTCGCAGCTTTTGCTTCCACTCCATCGACTACCGAGTAAATGCAGAAGTC